ACCTTGTCGGTAAACATTTTTTTAGCATCTGATCCTGATTTTGATAATATTCCGTATCTAGCGTCTGAAGATATTGTAGCTAGATTAACTGTTTCTGCTGAAGACATAAACGAAAAACCTGATCGTCTATTTTTAAGATAGCACATGCCGTAGCATCTAACGTCTGCTTTACAAGCTTCCCAGAATATGTAGAATAATCTATTAGCTTCTCTGAAGTTAGGAGCTCCAACGTCTATTTTGCTCCACTGCAAATACATGTAGTGCGTGCCTGTTATATATGTAGGTGTCCCGTTATTATTGAACCAAAATCCTGCTTCTCTACGTTCGAACTCTGTGTCGATATAGTCGTACCACTTTTCTTTTGCTTCTTCCGGGTAATCTCTCCAGTCAAATATGTTTTTAAGTTTCGATAGTTCTTTTGGATAATCGAATCTTTGCCACTTTTTGTCTTTATTGCCGTATACATCTTTTGGTTGTTTTGGTAGAGCTATTTTTAGGTTTTGTATTTCGTATATATCACCTATTTGCCCTGTCTTTGATATTACAACAATATCATGTTCTTTATTGTAGCCATACTTCCACTTCTTTGATTTATTCAATCTATTAATAGTTGTTAGCTTTATAGGCTCAATTATTTTATATAAAGTTTGCTTATACATTAGTTGTATACTTACCGCTCTGCTCTACTATTATTAACCCGAAGTTTGAAAAAATAGTAGTATTGTTTTGAGCAGCCGTTGCTCTAATTCTTAAATCTGTCTTTTCAGGAAACTCTAAGGGCACAGTAAACTGTTTGTTTAAAGTTGTAGTTCCAGAAGAAAACAGTTCTAATTGCTGTATTATTCTATCAACACCGTTTATTATGGCGTGTAATTCTGTAAACGCACCTTTATCAGCGGTGGACTTAAGTATAGATCCAGATATATTTGTTAAGTAACCTTTGTGATTGTTAGGTATAGTGTATATAGCCATTTGCGTTTGACTATACAGCGCTGGTATAGTCGCTACTATAGAAGAGCCGCCTGTAAAATCAATACTGCCCAAGTTTTTCTTTTCATCTCCAGCTGAAGCTACAAAAGCTCTATTAACTCTTATAAAGGTCTTTTGAGTTTCAACGTCACTGTTGCCTATCAAATTAACAGTTTCTTCTATTTCATTGTAGTTAGCATCTAAGCCTTGCAAGGTAACTGTTTTAGCGCCATCACCACTTGCGTCATCTGAAGCGTGATTACTCAACACAGTAATATTATCAGCTGAAGCTAAATAATTATAATTACCTCCATAGCTCCAAATGTCTTCTGGCGTAACTGTGTCTATATCAGTGTTAGAGCCAAACTTATTTATAAACTTATGTTTAGGAACAAGTCCTTTAGCTATTTCAGTATGAAAATCGAATATATGATTATTTAATCCCATTTTGTTTTATTTTGATCGGCCTTCCGCGAAGCCTTTAAATACTCGTTCTTTTTTTTCTTCAGGTGTCTTTCCTTCCAAAATATTCTCTTCTTCTTGTATACGGTTAAGTATTTCAAACGCGTCAAATATAGCTAACTTTTTAGTAGCTGCAGCATTTTTAAGACGATCAGCAGATACATCGTCTTCAGTATTAGTTATGATTTGCTCTTCAGCAACTTTTATTAACTCTTTAACTGCTTTGTGCCCAGCTTGGATTATATGTTTCTTTATCTCCTTGATCTCCATATTTAATTGTAATAAACTTATTGTGTACTCTAAACAAACGCTGGCCGTCAATTATAAACTCGTATTGTGAAAACGGAGTATAACCAACAACTTCACCTTTTTCGTAAACACCGTCTGTATATACTATCACACCTCTGTCTGGGTGTTCTTTATTTTCACTAAATTTATTGTTGTAAGCTAAAGGCTGTACAAAGCAAAAGCCTTTGAGTGGTCTCCACTCATCTATCGAGTTGTTTTTATATAGAAATATTTGATCTTGCCCTACTATGTATTTGTCTTCAGAAAAATAAGAAGTGCTGTTTTTCTCTTTGCCTTTAACATCTAGCCATCTTCTAAACACGTTATGATGAAGAATAACTTCAGCATTTTCTTCAATGCTAGTATTGTTTATAGCAGGTGTAGATAAAACAATACCTTGCCGACTAATGAACTCATGATTTTGATTTTCAGTGTTAACGATGAGCTCTTTATCGCCTACGCTTTTGGTATTATTATATCTACTCTGTAAAGGCTTAACTAAAAAGTGATATATGCCTTTCATCAATACTGCAAATTATATTCTACAGATATAGCCATGTTTTTATTAAAATCTTTCCAAGGTAAAACGTCTTGATTTTTTTTAATATAAACAGAGTATCTATCTTCTTCTTCTAAAATATAACATATAGTATGACCACCGTAAACTTCTTGTCCTACGGCGTAGTGCATTGAATCACTTTTATAGTCTTTGCCGATACTAATCTTCCTTATTAGCTTCGACATCTGTAGCGTAGTTTATAGTACCGTCTTTCACATTGACATCGTAAGTTCCGTAATCTTTTAAAAACTCAGCTTGCAAGCTTTTAATTTGATCTTGAACTGCCATTACACTATGTAAAAGCTCGTGCTTTCTAGACTCTAGCACTCCTAAATCCATCTGAGCTCTACTCAAAGAATTTACAGTGCCTTGTAGTTTTTCTAATTGTTCGGTTGTAATTTTATCTGACTTCGCAGTCAAGTCTACAACCTCCTTCGTTTTTGGAGTTTTTCTTTTTGCCATTTTATTAAATTAAATTAAAGTTACTTGTTATTTATTTTTAGTACTCAAAGCCAAATCTTAGAGATAATGGATTTTTAGGTACAACTTCAAAGTCGTCAGTTATAGCTGGAGCAGATGAAACCGTTATTAGTTCTTCAGCCACAGCAGTTATAGTCATGTCAGCAGTAGCGTTCAATCCATTAGTAGCGTTTGCAGCGTATATAACATCTCCAATAGCAAACACATCATCAGCATCGTTACCGTCTACGACTATAGTTAAGTCATCAGCAGAATGAGTACCTGCTATCAATACGCCTGTTCCAAAGTTAAAGTTACCTTCAGCAATACCAGCTACATATATAGTTTGAAATCCAGTGGTAGTAAATCCAGCAGGCTCACCTTCTAACACTAATGATTGAAAATTAGGATTGGTAGTTGTAGAATAGTTGCTTCCAAAAACGTTGTAAGAAATTAAAGAATCTAAAACAGCGTCAGCTTGCTCTCCAAAATCTACATTATAGTAACCTATAATATTATTTCTAGACAACATAGCGTTTTGCGCTGTTATAGAACTATTTATAGTTCCTAAGCTAGTTGGCGCAACACCGTTTATAGACTTAGCAAAAACTAAGTTAAACAACTCTCCATTTTGAGAAGCTGTGTCAGTTCCCATAATATATCCAGAAACTTCTTTTAACTCTACAGAGCCGATAGGTACATTGAAAGCAGTCCAATCAAAAAGTAAATCTCCAGCTGTAAACTGAACGTTACCAAGTGTTACGGTAGGTTTTACTTCTTCGCTTTTATAATTTTTTGAAATCATGTTATTTTTCTTTAACGTTTTTATTTGAACTTCCACCGAAGAAGAAGTCTATTATTGTATTTACCTTAGCACTCATAGCGCCAAATATTGTCGATATAAAGCTAATTTCAAACTCGCCTAAATCTATAGTCTTAGTTACAAAGTATTGAAACATCACAAACGTAATGCCAAAATACGCCACTGTAAACAAAGTAGCTAAAAGCTTTTGAATTATAGCATCGTCTTTATATAGATCACGTGCAGATTTACGATCTTCAACTTCTTTGTTGAAAGCTTCTTTTTCTGCTTCTAGCATTATTTTTTTAATAGCCAGCTTAGCAGCCTCTCTTTCTTTGTCTGTAGTAATTACTTTGTCTAGTATTCCTTCAGCGTTGTCTACAACTTTACTGAATAATCCTCCTAATAAATTGCTTATCATATCGTAGATTCATTATTTCCATTATTAGCGTCGCCTTCCCAAGGAAAACCGCCATCTCCAGCTTCTTTCCAAACGCCAT